ATTCAGTAAAGATTATGAAAAACATCTCACGTCTCATCTCACTAGGTCTAGGGTAATACTGGGCCTAGACCTAGTTACAAATCGGTGAACGAGGCATTGGCAGTCCACGCCACCTCTGCAGGGACCAGGCCGCTTCCGAAGAGCCCCCCGTCAGAGGCACAGGTCACAAACATCACATACAGTCCTCGGCTGCTGGCCTCCACAGTATTGTCATTGTATACAACATTCTTCGGCAGGTGCTTGGTCAGATTCACAGTGAATCGCTGCGCCAGCTTGAAGTCGTTGTTGCTGAAAGCTTGGGAACCCACATTGATTCCGGTACCTTCATAAGCCGAGTACCCAATCTTGAATGTCTTCCGGACCACCACGTTGTAACGGTCCGTGTTGATAGGTAGCCATGAATCCACCAAACTGTTGGTGAAATCCATAGCAGTGCTGCCAAGATTGAAGAAATCGTTGGCAGCAAACGGGTCTGGCACAGAAGTGGGATTCTGCTTATCCCAGTATATGTACATCTGAATCACCTGCGGTTGCGGATTCGGAAATGTAGTAGCATTGTAGGGCTTAGGGATAATGATACCGCTGAACGTGGCCTTGGTCAAGCGGATACGATTACCCACACGCTGATTCTGGGCGGTTCCCTGGCTCACCTCCCATCCGCCAGTCGTAAAACAGAGCGGAAAGATCTGGCCTGCAGCAGAAGCAGAACTGGCAGGAACGATGTTCGTACCAATGTCAAAGTTACTAATCTGCTTCTTTTCTGCAACCTTCTGTACAGTTCTACGAATCAACTTCACGAGGGAAGATTTCTTCTTCGTAGACTTTCTCTTTCTAATAATCTTTCGCTTCTTAAAAATTCTCTTTGCCATGGTTAAATTATGAAATTTGGATAAAACTATTTACTTGTACCACCGCGCCGTAAACTCCCAGCTAACCAAGTAAATAATATCCAAACTTGTCAAAGTGAGCCTGATCGTCCAGATAGGGATCGGGATCTCCCAGTGACTCGGGCCCTCCCGCATGTCGCTCCGCTCCGGCGGGGTCCGGGGCCCTCAAACAAGAATCTATCTCCGGGGGTCGCTCGCCGCTAGGCACTTCCAGTTGCCGGCCTAACGCTTCGCTTCCGGCCGGAGTGGGCGCGAGAGGATAGAGAGGGTAAGGAATATGAGTGACCTCGACACGACGATTCATCGCCTCAAAAGTCTTTTCGTCTTCCGTGCCAAAACACTCCCTTATCGTATACTGGGACGTTACGATTATCACCCGGGGCCTGATCATAAGGTAACCACCTTTGACCTGGGCCTGAAACTTATACAGATCAAGCCAGCGCTTCATATCTCCACTCTGTTTGATCTGATAAGGATCGTAGTCATCGATAATGACCACTTCCTCGCCATCATACCCGTCCCACCAAGGGGTCCTCGGATCCTTGATGAAGGCGTCTGGATGGGCCTCACGGACACTACGACTCTTGCCACAGCCAGATTGTCCGTAAACCCAACGGTGGGGTCTCCCACCTGGAATAGTAGATAGGTCCCACTTTGCGGCAGCGACTCGCTTCACGGCATACTCGACGCTTTTCAACTTGGTACACAATATATCAGCAGGAACATCCTCTAGACGTCCCTCCTTAACCGCACAAAATGCCGCTTCCCAGCGCCGCTTTTCTCCGGTGCCTTTTTCTGGCGGCGAAAGGGGTCTGGTCCCTTTTTCAAAGACGTCCGCGTCCCTCCCGTAATTGGGACCCTCCAACCCAAGCTCGTCAAACTCCGCATGGGACTGAAGCCCCTTTTTACAATAATCGGAAGCTCGTTGTGGAGTACCCCGCGCGGGCTCCCAATGATTATTACGCACCGAATACTTCTTCTTCAGTGCTGATAGTGTCATTTGATTTTCAAAGCACACATATCCTTGTAGGTGTGGGGTGCCTTCTTCTCCTATTTCTTTTCCAAAAATTAAGTACTTGCAATCCCACCCCTTGACAACTTCAACCTCTTCAGGTGTGTAGTTGTTAATAACAAAAATAAAGTTTCGGGAACGTGCCATGTTTATAACTACCTTCTTAATTTGTGAAAATTATTCAGTAAAGATTATGAAAAACATCTCACGTCTCATCTCACTAGGTCTAGGGTAATACTGGGCCTAGACCTAGTTACAAATCGGTGAACGAGGCATTGGCAGTCCACGCCACCTCTGCAG